TATGGAACTTGACCCCAAATACTGCCAAGTGATAATCGACAGGATGCTAAAATTAGATCCAACTTTGCAAATTAAAAAAAACGGGCAACCGTATAAAACAGGGAAATAACAGGGATGCCAATACCTCCAGAACATAGTCAATTTAAGCCAGGCGAAAGTGGAAACCCGAACGGGCGGCCAAAGGGCGTTCGCAATCGTTCAACTATTGCAAAAGAATGGCTTGAGGTTCAGCAGTCTATAAAAAACCCAATAACAGGCAAAGATGAAATTTTGCAGCAGCAGGATATAATGACGCTTGCATTAATAAAAAAGGCAAGGGATGGTGATGTAAATGCGTTTAGGGAGCTTATGGATTCAGCATACGGAAAATTAACGCAACCTTTAACACATGAAGGTAACGAAGAAAAACCATTAGTATTTGTAAAAAATGGAAGCAATACGGATATCGGTAACGGAAGTATTTGAGCGAAATATTGAAGCATATCAGGAAGGTTGGTCTATTATATGCAATGAAGGTGGTAGCCGTAGTTCAAAATCTTACAGTATTATTCAATTATTAGTCGGCATAGCTGATGCAAAGCCAAATACAAGAATATCAATAGTAAGCCATTCATTACCACATATTAAACGTGGCGCTTTCAGGGATTTTAAACAAATACTGCAAGGCTGTGGTAGATGGAATGAAGATAGATGGAGGGCAACCGATTTTTATTATACTTTTACCAACGGATCATACATCGAGCTTTTCGGACTTGAAGACGAAGGCAAAGCGAGGGGGCCGGGTAGGGATATTCTTTTTATCAATGAGGCAAACCTTATCAGCAAGTTATTGTTTGACCAGTTGGCTATGCGTACTACAGGAACGATCTTTATGGACTGGAATCCTGCGGAGTTTAGATCATGGGTTTACGACATTGCCGATAATCCTAAGAATGTAAAGATTCACAGCACTTATCTCGATAACATACACAACCTAAGTCAGCAGCAGGTTGACTACATTGAATCGTATAAGGATTTGCCTGACGACTTTATGTGGAAGGTGTATGGGTTAGGCGAAAGGGGTGCATCAAAGGAATTGATCTACACGCAGTGGAAAGTGTGTAGTGAGCTACCAGACAAAGGGGCTGTTTTTTACGGCCTTGATTTTGGATATACAGTACCTACAGCGTTGGTAAAGATAGAGCACTACGAGGGCGCTAATTACGTCAGGGAGGTATTATATGAACCTAAGTTGACAATTTCAGACCTTGTAAGTAAAATGAAAGGGTTAAATTTGTCCAAAAGTGATGAGATTTTTTGTGATGCGGCGGAGCCTAAAACGATCGAGGAGTTGAACAGGGCTGGGTTTAATTGCAAGCCAGCAGATAAAGATGTTTGGGCTGGCATCATGAAAGTAAAATCTTATCCTTTGTACGTTGAGCATAAGAGTAACAATTTGAAGGCTGAGCTTCAATCGTACAAATGGAAAACGGATAAGGATGGAAATATAGCAAGTGACGAAAGCCCTGTAAAGGAGCACGATCACTTACTTGATGCAATGAGATACGGCATCTTTACGAAACTTACAACAAAATCGCCCAGCTGGGTAGCATTCTAATGAGTTGGATAAATAAACTTTTAGGCATTGAAAAGATACAGAGAAAAGCAATGTCATTTCCCGGCGTTTATGTAGGCGCTCCGGTTACTTTTTTTAAATGGGATAGGGATCAAAATGCTTACACTAATAACGATACTGTTTACACGGTAGTTAAAAAGATTGGTAAGAAAGCAGGCACGGTTCCCATTTACAGCTATATGCCAAAGAATCAAACAACGTTAAAACGTTATAAGCACAGCCCTATTAATAACGTTCAACGCTATCAGTTAGATAGGGCAAAGGCTTTAGATGAGGTGGTAAGTAATTCAGCTTTAAGTAAACTTATAAACAGCCCTAATCCTATGCAGGGGGCGGATGCTTTCTTTGAGGGTGTGTTTAGCTTTTACGCTTTAAACGGTGAGGCGTTTATCTGGTTAAATAGGGGCGGCATTGAAGAGGGGGAGGTGTTAGAGATGTATTTGATCCCTCCGAGCAAAGTAGAGTTAGTACCCGATCCGAATGATTTGTATGGTGTTTTGGGTTATATTCTCGACATAAACGGCAAACTTATATCCATATCAAAATCCGATATTATCCATTGGAAATCGTTTAATCCTAATTTTGATGTGGTTGATCGTACCCATTTAAGAGGCTTTAATACTATGCTACCGCTCAAACGTAGACTGCAGCAGGATAACGATGCAATGGAGGCGGCGGTGGCAATGTTTCAGAATGGAGGGGCAAAGGGTGTGTTGACAAATGAAACGCTTGATAACTTAACGCCTGAACAGGCGGGCCAACTAAAATCTGTTATCGATAACAAGGTGAATAATACGGCCATGAAGGCGGCGGTTGCTACTTTGCAGGGCAAATGGGATTATTTGGATATTGGTAAGGATTCAGTAGATATGCAGCTTTTAGATAGTCAGGATAAGACTATGGAAAGAATTGCAATGGCATTGGGTGTGGATCCTGACATATTAGTGCCCGGTCAATCGTTTAGTAACAAAGAATGGGCGCAAAAAAAATTCGTTACTGATTTGATTATGCCGATGTGCAATAGTTTGCGTGATGAACTGAATAGGGTTTTGGTTCCATCATTTGGCAGCCGTGAATATTTAGATTTTGATTTTAGTGCACTCCCTGAATTGCAAGATGATTATAGTAAGATGTCAACCGTTTACAATGGGATGTTTGACAGAGGTGCAATAAACGGTAATGAATATCGGAAATTATTAGGTTTTGAGCCGACAGGGATACCTATGCATGAAAGGTATTTGATAACTGGCAATTACGGACTAATTGAAGATGTGGATGTACCTGAAGAAGATTTAAACAATGACAACGGAGACGAATATAACGACTATATGGCTTAAGGGTTACGGATGGTATTTTGTGCATTTGAATTATTTTAATGCTCATATAAATGTTGAAACAATAAGATTCTTTAGGGATTGTTTTGAAAATGTCAATTACAACCGAAATTAAAAGTTATTGCCAAAGTATAGCGAAGCGGGTATATCCTGAAACTGAAAAGGAGAAAAACTGCATTAATGAATATGGCAAAATGATAGTGAGGCGGGGCCATTTTACAAAAGAACTGATTAACTTCATATCTAAATATGACGGCAAGACAGCGGAGAATATATTGGAATCGGGAAAGGAATAAGGCCGTCAAATACATTAACAAGTATAAGGGCAAATTTTATAGAGCTTTGCAGGCAGATATGCAAGGCTTTAAGGATGCTTTACAAAATAGCGAACAAGCGGCAAGGCGTTATATCAATACTTTGCTTTTTAGCGATGGGATTAGTAATACGTTGAATCAACTGATTAGAGAGGTAGGGGTTAAATATGCAAGGGATAATTACAACAGTTTACGCAAAGAAAAGCAGTTTGGTACGAGTGAAGAGTGGGTGCAAATGATACTTGAGTATTTAGGCACTAACTTTTATAATCAGGGTGTTTTACAGATAGTGCAGACCAGCAGGGCCATGATGCTCGATATATTGGATCGAGGCAATAGGGAGGGGTGGGGTTATTACGACTATGCAAAGTATATAAGTGAAACAGTGCCGGGCCTTAACAGGAACAGGGCGGATCTTATTGCACGGACGGAGGTAGGGCGGGCCATCCATGCAGGTACGTTTGTAGGTGCTGATAAATCACCGTTCCAAAAGCAAAAGATGTGGGTAGCGGCAAAGGATAACAGAACAAGGGGAAACCCTGCGAACGGGCAAAAGGATAAAGCGGATCATTGGCATCTGGATGGGCAAACGGTGGATTTTAATGATAAGTTTGTAGATAGCAGATCGGGAACGGAATTAGAGCACCCACATGATCCGCAGGCAAAGGCGGTTGATGTTATCCGCTGCAGATGTACTTTTGTAGTGATTAATAAAAGGGATGCGAATGGGCGGTTGATAAGAAAAACTAATATAGTTGACAGATTTAGGTTTTAATATTAAATAACTATTTCAATTTTGTTAATATGCCAAGTCCGAGAGCGAATGAAAGCAGGGATCAATATTTAGAGCGCTGCATGGGTGACTCTGAGATGGTAGGTGAGTTTGGGGATAACGATCAGAGATATGCGGTTTGTGTATCGTACTGGCAAAATAAAAAAGCAATGAATACTATTCAGCATAAGGTTTACGATTTAAAGGCGCTCGATGTGGATACGTCTAACAGGAGCGTAAAGGTGGCCATTGCTGAGATGGAGTCTATTGATAGAGATGGGGATGTATTTGATAAATCTGCATTTGATAAAACCATTGCAGAGCGTGGGCCTAAT